TATTCGCACCTTCCTTAGAAACAATGACTGGATGACCTTCTGATGATCGATATTCAAGAACAGATGCCAGGTGATACTGGTCATCTTCAGTGAAACCATCAGTGTGATAGCCGGAAAACGTACCGTCATAAGGCGGATCGCAATACACCACATCCCCCACCTGCAGCATCGCCAGCGTTTCATCAAAGCTGGCGCAGATAAACGTTGCTCGCTGGGCTTTCTCTGCAAATGCGCGAATTTCTTTTTCAGGGAAATACGGATTTTTATAATTACCGTATGGAATGTTGAAATGCTCGCTCTTGTTATAACGACATAACCCACGGTAACCATGACGATTGAGATACAGAAAATATACCGCTTTCATGAAATCAGTAATTTCAGTGGAGTAATTAAACTCCTGCCTTATGTTGTAATAAGCCACCTCTCTGTTTGCTTCCTCAAATAAAGCTCTGGCACGAGATATAAACGCCTCACAATCAGCAGCAACCTTTTTATAGAGGTTGATTAAATCAGGATTAATATCCGCAACAAGATAGCTGGGGTAATCCGTCTCCATCATCACTGCACAGGAACCCGCGAAAGGTTCAACCAGTCGCGGACCAGCAGGAAGATGTTTTTTCAGTTCGGACATAATGGCGGTTTTATTTCCCGCCCATTTCAGGATGGTGCTCATACAGCACCTCCGTTGTAATGTTTGCCTTTCAGCTCTGCGATTTCCTGACAGGTAATGCAAAGTTGCACACCCGGAATGGCACGGCGGCGTGCTGGCGGAATTGGCGCTTCACACTCAACGCAAAGCACGCGGGACACGCCCGGCGTTTTGGCACGGGCAGCACGGATATGACGCTGGCGTTCTTCTTCAACTCGCTGCTGTACGAGATCCATTGCATCAGCCATCAGTGGATCTCCTGCGCTTCGTTCTGGATTGCTTCAGCGGTCACACGCAGCAGTTCTGCTGCTTCGACATGGTTTAGCTGGCGGGATGTGATATGACACGCCAGGCTATCAAGGCGAGCTGCCATTGCTTCAGCCCTTGCCCGGCGTTCTTCCAGACGAGCCTCTGTCAGTAAAATATTAAGCCCTGCATCATCCGGTCCGGTTTTAGTCGTGAGGGTTTCAATATTACGCATAATCAATTCTCCTGAATTTAGATAAAGGGATACCCGGCGGGTTTACGCCATTAATTTCATTAGTTGGTTAATTCGGCATGGTTAGCCGTCTGGGAAATAAGCTCACCACTGCACGAAAATGATTCATTGCTTTAATCAACTCCCGCTTTTCGTCAGTGGTCAGCTCATTAATGCTGATGCTATGACGTTCAGCTGGAATTTTTGCCATAAAGAATATAGCAGCCAGTGCCCGTTTATTTTGTTCGTTATTGATATCCCGTGGATCACGCATATCTTTAATAAACCGCTCAAGCTCTGACTCAATATTCAGGCCAAAAACTTTCGCCCTTAGCTCCGCAATGTGATTAAGTCCATTCAGGCGTTCACCGGGGCTTAATGGAACAGTCGCCGCAGCGCCATTAATTGCCATAATTCATATCCCCAAAACGCAACTATCGTTGTTTGTTATTACGGTAACGTTCAAGAGGAGATACATTTTTTCGTATCGTCTCTTTAACCTGCTCTCCCCGTAAAAACGTCCCATCTTTTAGCGTGAAAAAGTAACTGCCATCGCCCGACAACGACGGATAACAACAGAGCAAATCATCTTCAGGTACTGAATAACTCTCCCCTCTGTAACGAAACTGATAAACCACTTCACTTTCCGCTGCATACATTTTGACTTTCTCCGTTTCCTCGTGGTCAATTCAGACAGCAATTCATCTTGTGAATGACATGGATGCCAGCGTTTTCCATCCTCACCCATGATCCAGCCGTGACCGTAGTGCATTGCCGGGCTTTGCTTTACCAGCAGCGATGCAAATGATGGTTCTTTCGTCAGCATAAGTACCTCACAGCAAACCGAATGAAGCACCGAGGCCAGCCACGGTATCAACTGCACTCGCCATCGCAGGGTTAGCCTGTAAACGGGCCTGCAATGAAACAGCAGCCAACGCCATCAGTCGTGTTACAGAGTTAATGCTGCTGATAGCATTACGACGACCTGCACTGGTTTTTACATCGCCAGATACCGCACCTGCAGCAACACGCCCGATCTCTGCGGTTGCACTCATGACGTAATGTGGCAGTTTCTCTTTTGCCACCTCATTAATCGGTACACATGGCAGACAATGAATCTGTGCCAGAAAACCGTCTACCAGCGTTGAATCTTCAGTCAGATCGGTAAGTAGCCAGATATCTGGTGCGGTTAATAAATGAGGTTGAGCTGGGTTCAGCTTGTTCCGCAGAATCTGCACATTCATGCCTGCACGTTCTGCCAGTTGCACCAGGTTGTGGCGCAGTGCGAATGCACGACAGGCTTCATCAAAATGTGGATGTTTGGAAACTTGGTAATCAAACATGGTCGACACCCCTGATGTATCCCAAAATGGAACTAGTTGAATACAACATTGCAATCAGTAAGTGCATCAACGGTAAGAGCAGCAAGGTTGATCATCACCTTTTCTCTTTTCTTGTCTTTCCGAAGGCGATGCCGAGGGATGCGACCGTCAGCCAGCATATCGTTAATTGTGTCGATTGAAAGACCAGTAAGTTCGCTATAACGCTCAATTGTGACATGTGGCGTATTCAGAGTTATTGAAATGTTAGGGGTCATGATGCAACATCTCCTATTGGCTTGTGGTGAGCCTGTAGTAATCGTGACAAGTACCCAAATGGGAACAAAAGTGATACTAGGATCGCAAAAGAGATATGTCAACATCAAAGTACCCAAGTGAGATCAAAATAAATCCCAATAAAGGTGGTAAGGCTGCGATTGAGCGATTAGTCGAAGCTTATGGCTTTACGACACGACAGGCTTTGGCTGAACATCTTGGTGTTTCTAAAAGCACGTTAGCTAATCGATATATGAGAGATACATTCCCCGCTGATTGGATAATTCAATGTGCGTTAGAAACAGGTATTTCACTTCGTTGGCTATCCGCAGCTGAAGGCCCCATGTATGTGGATGCAAAATCGCATGTTGTAAGCCTGACCAGAGAGAAAATTATCGATGGCAAACTGATTGATAATGGCTATTTAATTTTTGATTTATCACTATTGCCAAATGACCTAAAAGATATCTCAGCTCTTGAGCATGAGCATATAACTTATGTCGTGAGACGAGGTGTGGATGAGATTGATGATGGGTTATGGTTGATTGCCATTGACGGTATATATTCTGTTCGAGAATTAATGAGGTTACCTAATAACCGCATAATGCTAGAGTCAAAATCAAAAAAAATAGAGTGCAATATCAGTGATGTTAATATCATCGCTAAAGTAATTATGACCTGTAAATAATTAATTTTAAAGGACAAAAAATGATTATTGGTGTTATTTTACGAAATTTCAAGAATTTCAAAAATCAACATTATATCCCTCTCACTTTAAACAATAAATCCTCTTGGCTCATTGGTGAAAATGGTGTCGGGAAAAGCTCAATATTACAAGCATTAGATATTGTACTAAATAAAACTGATATCAATAGACTTGATATCAACAATGAAGCGCGCAGTCAAGGTTTCGATACTCGAGAACCATTCATTGTGCCAATTTATTTAATAAATAAAAACAAGCTAAAGATAAATAATTCCCTATACAAAGCATTAGAAATCGTAAGCGATATCACTTGGCAAATAGAAAGTGAAGTTTTTAATACATTGCAACGTCCTATAGCTGAGAAATTTATATCACACAGGAAGCAACTAGAATACAAATATTCTTCAGATGAATATTTATTAATTCCCCTTGGGATAATAAAAGAAACTGCAAATGATATTCCTCGCCCCTACATGTCAATTTTCGAATCTATAGATGATTATCGATTGCAAATTGATGATCTCGCAAATGAAAATAGTTCGACGAATAATAAAAAATATCATTTTAACAATATACTACCTAAGCTATTAATAACAATTAAGGATATCTATAATTATATTTACCTACCTGCAGAAATAACCACATCCGAATACTCAAGGATTGAAAGCGATTTATTACAGTCTTTATTAGGTGAAAATCTCCAACAAAAAATCAGTAAAATCATTAAGAAAAAGGATATTACAGCAATAAATTCGCACTTAAATGATTTTATTAGACAATTAACTACAAAGCTTGAGGGGCGATATCAATTTAAAAAACCATCTCAGCGACAAAATAGTTTCACTCAACGTCATATGATATCTAAAATAATTGAATCATATTTTAGTGATAAAATATTACATCATATTGATGATGTTAATAAAGATACCCCTGTGCAAAATTTAAGCTCAGGAGAAAAAAGAAAAGCATTGCTAGATCTTGCTACCAATTTCTTAAAACATAATCCACAAAAATCTCAGCACTCAACAATTCTTGCTGTTGATGAACCTGAATTATCCTTACATGCCACATCATGTTTTAATCAATTTGATAAAATAAAAAAAATTAGCGACCTAGGCATACAAACTATTTGTACAACTCATTGGTATGGTTTTTTACCTGTTACAGGCTCAGGTACAGCCATATATATTTCCCCCTCTCAAACATACATCAAAGCACTCGATCTGGAAAACTACAAGGATGAATTAAAGGAACTAGCAAAAGAGTCAAATGGCTCTTACCTTGACGTTTTAGAAATGAAAAGCAATCACGACTTAGCACAATCAATTGTTTATTCAATAACATCTGGAAATAATTATAACTGGATATTGTGCGAAGGAAAAACTGATAGAAAATATATTTCCGCTCACTTGGATTATGAAAACATTGAGAAACTAATAGTTTTATCCGTCGGTGGCTCCCCTACAGTAAAAAAAATATATAATTTACTCGTTATGGCGTTAGAGGATCGCAAAGCAACAATCTCAGGAAAAGTATTATTATTATTAGATACAGATCACAAATATAGTCCATATGATGCTACAGATACAATACCAAGTATAAAAATAAGAAGACTCTTGCTCGATAAAGACTTATCTAATATAAGCCTTGTTAAAGTTACTGATGATCGAGTTTATCCACCTACAGAAATTGAGCAGTCTCTTAATGCTGATTTCTACGTAGAAACTCTGAAAATGCTTTACACTAAAGGAGAAACTAGTTTGTCCTTTATGGAAACCCCACAGTTAATGGAGTCTTCAGTATCGGGAGGCGCTTTGAATCTTAACATTACAGAAAAAAAAGCTATTGAGGATTATTTCGAATTACCAGGAAAAAAAAATGAATTTTGCGAAAAATATTTAGAAATACTAGCAAATTCAAATGAAATAAAAACCCCCGACTGGCTATTGAACGTTGCACGTTTTTTCCACGGGGATAAGAATGTTTTTTAAGTAAAAACCATACATTGACTACTGGTCAAATATACAGTTAAATTTAGCCCTCTGATATGAGGGCTTTTTTATGGCAGTACGAAAACTCACCACAGGGAAATGGCTTTGCGAATGTTACCCCGCCGGACGAAGTGGGCGTCGTGTGCGTAAACAATTCGCCACCAAAGGCGAAGCTCTGGCTTTTGAGCGTCACACGATGGAAGAAACCGAATCAAAGCCCTGGCTGGGCGAATCAGTGGATCGTCGAACCCTGAAAGACGTGGTTGAGCTATGGTTCAAATTACATGGTAAATCTCTGACTGCTGGGCAGCATGTCTATGACAAATTGCTGCTGATGGTTGACGCTCTAGGCAATCCTCTTGCAACCAATCTCACCTCTAAAATGTTTGCCCACTATCGAGATAAACGCCTGACCGGTGAGATCTACTTCAGCGAGAAATGGAAGAAAGGAGCCAGCCCGGTCACCATTAACCTGGAGCAAAGCTATCTAAGTAGTGTTTTTAGCGAACTATCCCGCCTGGGCGAATGGTCGTATCCAAACCCACTGGAGAACATGCGAAAATTCACCATCGCAGAAAAAGAGATGGCATGGCTTACCCATGAGCAGATTGTTGAACTGCTGGCTGATTGCAAACGTCAGGACCCAATTCTGGCGCTGGTAGTCAAGATATGCTTAAGCACAGGCGCACGCTGGCGAGAAGCAATAAACCTTACCCGATCACAGGTGACTAAATACCGAATTACCTTTGTAAGAACGAAGGGGAAGAAAAACAGAAGCATCCCTATCAGTAAAGAGCTTTATGAAGAGATCATGGCGCTTGATGGATTCAATTTCTTCACAGACTGCTATTTTCAATTTTTATCCGTAATGGAAAAAACGTCTATCGTGCTCCCTCGCGGTCAACTCACACACGTTCTGCGCCATACGTTTGCGGCGCACTTCATGATGTCGGGTGGAAACATTCTGGCCTTACAAAAAATTCTCGGACACCACGATATAAAAATGACTATGCGTTACGCACATCTGGCACCGGATCATCTGGAAACGGCGCTCCGTTTCAATCCTCTGGCAACGCTGCCAAGTGGCGACAAAGTGGCGGCAGCGGTTGGCATTACCCCGTCATAACCACCACTGACCACCAACCCAACTTATTGTTTTTACTCTAACTTATTGTTTTCATTAATCAGTTTACATAAATGGAAATTATGTTGTTGGGAAGAAAAAGCCTGCTCGAAATATTTATGATGCCCTGATGACTGCTGCTAATGAAAAATGCCCATTTTGTGGTGGGATTGGGCGACCTCGAAATTTAGATCATTATTTGCCTAAAGCTCACTATCCTCAGTTTTCTATATTGCCTGTTAATCTTGTGCCAGCTTGTCGAGATTGTAATATGGATGGTAAAGGGGAAACTTTTGCAAGAAATGAAGCAGAACAGATAATACATCCCTATTTAGACGATAGCCGTTATTATGATGAACAGTGGATATCGGCTAGATACTTGGTTGGCAAAAATGATGAGCCTGGAGTTATTGAGTATTTTGTTTCGCCACCTGCTGATTGGGATAATGCACATAAACAAAGAGTGGAAAAACATTTTAACGATTTTGATTTATCTTTAAGATACTCTAAAGAAGCTGGTGCGAGGTTAGTTGTGCTTTTAGCTCTATATAACTCAGTACTACCAATCTCCGTAGATAAAAATGCTGCTAAATACCTTATATTTCAAACAATAATCAATAATTCGCCTTTTGTGAATCACTGGGAACGGATTATGTGTTTGGCTCTAATGTCAGACTTGTAGTAATGCTTGGAATGTTTATTTCTGTTCTTATTGATCTGCTCTCCATTGATTAATACGCCGTAATGTGAGTAATGCAACTATTTGACTGCGAGATTAATCGCGAAGTTCCGCTCTTCGCTCACAGCGGACCTTCAAACCAGCCATCTCGTCCGCTCTGTGCCGAAAGCTGAAGTAGCTAATAGCACTTATTGTTGATCAATGAAGAGCTGGTCAATTGAATAGGCTAATTTAATTGATAGCTAGCGTAACTATGAGGAGACACACTCATAGTGATGAGCGTGTTCCCATATAAATGATCAGATTATGATAACGCAGCTCGTTCATAAAGAGGCATAATCTCTTGATAAACCTGATTGTAAAGCTCTGATTTTAGCAGACTGTATTTTTCAGTCATAATAAGTGTTTTAAACTGATTCGTTTCTCTTTCAAATGAAACTGAGCCGATAATTAGCTGGCTATTAGTTGATAAACCATTAATACATAAATCGAATAACTTTTTTGTTGTACGCGGATCTGGATCTTGTTGTTTAGGCGAGTCAATTACTACTGGAAGCATAGGACTTGTCGATTTATCTTCTATTGTTTTTAGAAGAGCATAGTGATAAGCCAGGATTGATCTTGGAGCACGGCTGCCTGTTTCGCTCTTAGAAATCGGACCATATTGAAGAATAGTTCCAACTTTAGGATCTTTGATACCTAACTCAGTTTGCGCAAACTTCAGTGACTCTTTAAACTTATCATTGATTTCTTTTGCTCGCTTTTTATCTTCGAACTTTGCTATTTCTTTTGAAAGCTGAGTTCTAGAAACATCCAATTCGCCTATTTTTAGCAGTAATTCGTTAATTTGCTCATCGAAAGTTACCTCAACCTGCTTACTTGCTTGAGACTTAATAACGTCTTGAAGAGTCAGTTGCTCTTTGACTTCCAGAAGCATGTTTTTGAGTTCTGAGCTTAAGCTTATAGCCTGTTTCAAATCTTCTTTAATTTTAGAGAGTTGATCATCATATACAGATTTTTCCTCATACAACTTTGGTATGATTTGCAATAGCTTTTCTTTATTCTCAAGTACTACATATCTTGCTTCTAAGCCTGCCGATGGTAGCAAAGAATCTATATCATTTTCATCGAGCTGTCTTTTTGATTCCTCTATTTCTGTTACTAATTCATCTCGTAGAGATAATATTTTTATGAGCTTAATTCTGTATTCTGTTTCTTCTTGATGTAAGTCTTGGCACTTACGAAGGAAACGTTCCAGCAGCTCTTCATAATATTTTACATCCACATCGAAAAGTACTCTTCCAAATGACTCTTCGAATCGCTTTTTAGCTCTCTTTAGAGCTTTTAACGTCGTTCGGATTTCAACAAGATCGAAATCAATTAAATTAATCTTTCCTTGTAAAGTATAGTACTCCTTTGGTTTTACACCAGTATGAAAATTCAAGATATTTTTTTGCCAGTCCTCATACATAGCCAAACTGCTAAATGAATCTAAAACTTTCCCCCAACCGTTATCTTGATCAATATAGTAAGGGAGATAAAGACTTGCTGGTTGTGCTTGTCCCTGAACCAAATTAGTTTTAGTCACAAGCTCCAAATTGAAATCAAAGACATCACGCACAGCTAATGCAATCTCTGCACGAGAGCTAGAGGTCACTAAGTGATGCTCTTGTCCTGCTGTTATATCGAAAATGGAAATACGTTTTTCGTGGCGAAGAAACGCATAGTCACGATTATTAACACAAATAACAACTTTTGAAACAAAGTTATCTTCTTTCCACTTTTTATCCAGTCGAACATCAGCACCTAATGTATGATATAAGCTCTTAATAAAGCTAGACTTACCTGTGTCGTTCTCACCTGTAATGATATTAATATCAGGTGAGAACTTGAAGGAGAATCCTTTCTTATCGCGAAGGGATAATATATGAGCACTTTTAAAGTATATGCTTTTCATTATTCACCTCCCTCTAAGAGCTTCTGGATTATTGAGTAAATAACTATGCATTCTTTCTTCCCTGACTTTAAAGTCAATGCATAATCTGGACAAAGTGCATCAATTTTGTACATGGTTTCAGTTAGATATAATTTCAAATCCGAGTGAGCACTCGCCTCATCGTAAAGGCTAATTGCATATTCTAGATATACAGTCGAAGGATTTTTTTTGTTTTGGTTAAGGTCGATGCAAACTTGTGAGAACATGGCTTGCAGGATAATGAGCTGAAGCGATGTTTTGCCAAGATCATTGAATAGGGGACTAGCTTTGTCCCAATCAGGCTTTAAACTATTACTTGCATTCAAGGAATCAAGCACACCATTCAATGCTTCTGATGAGAAACCCTTTCGTGAAATAAGTTCAGGAAAATTAATAATATCTGCGGATTTTACCTTGGATTTTTCTCGACACGCCTGTTCAAGCAAAGAAGCTAATGCATTAACACTCAGGCTAATGCTATCGCCAAACTTCTTGCTAAGGAAATCGCATAGTTTACCTTTTAGATGTGTAATGTGGTCATCTAGGGAAGGTGCGAATAAGCGGGGAAATTCTTCTCGGCTGACTCAGTCATTTCATTTCTTCATGTTTGAGCCGATTTTTTCTCCCGTAAATGCCTTGAATCAGCCTATTTAGACCGTTTCTTCGCCATTTAAGGCGTTATCCCCAGTTTTTAGTGAGATCTCTCCCACTGACGTATCATTTGGTCCGCCCGA